GTCCGTAACGCTCAACCCTGAGAAAACATGGCTCCTATTGAGACAAGACTCTTGCCTCTCAGCGCCATCCTCATGGGCCATGGCACTTCCTGTGGGCACACCTTATACGCCTTTGATACGTATAGGTTGAAGATTGTAAAGAGCGTCCAGGAGTTCAAACTGGAGTCCCACAACAAACCCACCAACCTCTGTTCCATTTCTACCCCTGAATTCTCGGGTAGTATAAAATGTAACAGAAGCGTGTCGGAGTCCCTACGGGTGGAGCCGTAACGTTGGCGACGACCTAGGAATTTCACATCTCCACCGACCTCTGTTTTGTCGGCGTTGACGGTCATTCCCAATTCAGCCGCGAAGGCTTTCCAAGCCTCAAGCATCCTAATGATTTCATCACTTGGATAGCCTAAGGCAAACAGACTGTCATCGCCTACGGTATGCAACTGTCTGGCCTCTCCGTCTGTCATGGCCATGATTATGACCCAGTTAATTATGGATCCTATCAAGGCCGTAAAACGTGAGCCAGAAGGGATACCGGTATGTTTAACGAACACCTTCCCGTCAGGCATCATGATAGGGGTGTGGATAAAGTAATGCTCTAACATGTCGAACACACCTTTCCACTCTCTCCCAAAAGCCCTACGAATGATGCCAAATGCAAAGCGAATGAGGAAGCGTGGCACTGTCGCGTCAAAGCGTGACCAGTCTAATCCAACAACTGTCCCCGCCCGCTTTACATGGTCTAATGCCATAGCTACCCACCGTTTATCACGTGGGAGTATGGGGGCCCCTCGACTAAGTAGTGCCTCCTGGTAAGGCTCGGCAAAGGCAGCTTCAACCAGATTTAATTCAAATGGGAAGCCCCATACCAGTCTTACCTTCGGAGCGTTACGTGGTGCCAATTGCGTGCGAAGGTATGCCACACATGGTGGCAATTGGCAATAGCGTTGCTGGTAATAACGTGACTTATCCATCAAAAGTTGAGCACGCGCCAGACCCTCAGTGTATACTGAAAAGTCAGTGCGTTTACCTTGACGACCGTAGAGACGCCAGGACGCACCAGGAGATGATGGCTCAACGCTCACCTCATTCAAGGGCTTTGGCGTTAGACCTCTAACACCAAACACCTGATATGCGAGGTTCATCGCCTTTTGCAATCTCTCCTTGACGCCGTCACTAAGAGCTGACCAAGCTACATCATTGTGGTCGTACTTACGTAGGCTCTCGTAGAGCAATTCTAACGTAGCACCCGACCTTGTGAAACTTCTAGCGTAGTCACGAACCTCCTTTCCGAATAACTTAGTGACCAGCTCCGCCGCTCGCCTGTCCACCACATGGCCGGTTTTCACCGTAGCCAAGAGTGGCTTAAGTGGAATGTCTGACACCAACTCGGCTTCTGACAATCCACCACTCTTCGCACCGGTAACCCGAATGTGTAACATACACACCTCCGGTACATTCAGAAACGCATCG